TATTACCAAACATTGATTCATCATACTCTAATCTTTTAGCATCTAATTCTTCTATAGCCTCAGCTAACACTTGTTGATACTCTCTAACATGCAATGATGCAGATTGTCCTAGTTCTTCTAATCCTCTACCTGTAACAAAACTATTTGGTGATTGTCCATCATCAGCTACTGGATAAGCAGCACCAAGTCTTAAGTGTCTTTCAAGTCTATCTACTTGTTGAAATAATTGGTATGGTAAATTATTGACTGGTTTAGACACTTGTGAACCAGGTGCTAAATAGTTTACAGCAAATCTACCTTTACGATATTTTCCTGATTCTATCTCACCAACAATATTTGTTTCTGTAAATACTGCATCTTCCATAGCAATAGTTCCAAGTATATTAATTTTTGCCATGTTAGCCATAAGACCTGTAATGTGTTGAAATTGTGATTGCATTTGGTCAAACGAATATCTTTTAGCTACAACAAAACATGGTCCTGACTTTAATGGGTTTTCCATGTAGTCAATAGTTTTTTTGTTTTCTGGTAAATATACATAAGTACCTTCTTCAGTCATATACTCTACAACAACTTTTCCATGACCTGTTGAGTTAGCCCAACTGCCCATTCTGTCTGATGAATTATATAAAACAGAATATGGAGATGTTTCTTCTTCTCCTGTTGCCATTATTATATTCTTAGCTTCAGGATATTGTTCTGCTAAAACTTTGTGTGGAACTCTAGTTATAATTGCCATCTCTGTAGGTTGTTGGTCATTACCAAAATATCCTGGATAACATGTAAATGGGTCTCTTAGTTCTGCATAAGGATATGGGTTACCATCTTTATCTCTTTTGTGTTTTATAACCCATACAACAAAACCATAACCTGGCAACCATCTACCAACTTGTGGTAACTGCATGTGTAGCTTTTGATATTTGTCATACGCCATAACTATGCGTTCTAATTTTTCAGATTTCTTTTTTGCTCTCTCTGAATCTTTATCATTTATAATATCTATTTTTAAATCAGGACTTCTGCCTAACTTCTGTGCAAATCTTTCTAATGCAGTTAAAAACATATTAGGTGCAGGAAGTTCGTGATATTCTACATTCATAGAATCACCTAACAAAGCACGAACAGCAGCTTCGCCACCATTCATAATGTCTCTTACTCTTGACCTATCTACTAATTGGTCATTGTTGATTGACCTTAAATAATCAATCCTATCAAAAATTTTATCGTGGTCTAAAACCATTTAACTCCAGTTATCTATATCCATGTTACTAGAATCATATCCAGTAAAGCTAGGATTATATTCATATCCTAATTCTGCAAAGCGTTCTTTTTGCATTCTTCTTATAGCTCTCATTGGAAACCAACTAGCCATAACTATGTCAGTTTTTGTTCCAATACTTTTGCTCTTGTTTTTCGCAGAACTAAAATATACTAACTGACTTGTATATAAGTTTACCTTTTCTTGGGCTTCAAAGCTAAGATATGGCAAAGAAATATTATTTTCTTGAAACATAGGTCTCATAGCTGTTACACCATAAACAGGGTCAAATTTATTTTTATAGGTTTCATGTCCTTCTAAAAACACACCATGAGTAGATGCAAAATCTCTTATGCTTCTATCTTGTCGTATAGCTTTCTGAAAACCATTTTCCTCTATAACCCAGTGTGAACAATTATATTTCTGCCACCAATCTTTTATAACACTTAATGCTTGTGGTATACCTCCACCTAAACTGTTGTCCATATCTACCATATACAATTTGTTTGATTCACTATCGTATGCCCACAAAAATGCAGCTTGATAACCTGTAGATGCAGGGTCTAGTCCTGCAATAAGTCTTGTACCTGGTGGTATTTGTCCTATATCTCTTTTTTGTTCTCTACATTCCTCTATCTCTACTCTGTCAAACAATGACAGACCATCTGGCATAGCAACATTAAGATAAACCATTTCGTATATAGCTCTACCACCTGTAGTTTCTGCTGCTCTCTTTCTATCCATTAACCACTTGTAAGTTCTTTTATTTTTCCACAACATACAATTTTGATGTTCAGCTTCATCCCAGTCAGGTAAATTACAATTTGTATCATGTGCTTCTTCGACTGTAGTTATCCAAGATTCGTTGTCTAAAAGATGAGAATATAAATCGTCATAGTGTTGTCTTGAACCTATAACTACCATTGCAGTATGTTCCTCTTTACGACTTGACAATGTTGTAGTCCACCAGTTTCTTGTGTTTTCTCTTGATGCAGGTTGCATAGTAGAACTGTGGTCCTCAATGTCATCTGCAATAATTATGTCACAGTCTCTTGATAGAATCTTACCACCACGACCAATGCCTACCATAGTAGGTGACTTAATACCTGTAACTGTTCTAGTACCTACAGTAAACTCAGTAGATGACCAAGCCTTACCACTTCTGTTTTGTGGTTTAAATTTTGAACCTGGTCCACATATCTCTTCTATTAACAATTCATTATTTTCTAACTGGTCCATTACAGAAGACACAGAGTTTTTAGATATATCTTCGTTACCACCAACCCACAATATTCTTATGTTTGGATTATTGCATATAAGCCACACAGTAAAATGTATTAGCAATTCTGTTTTGCCATGTCTAGGTGGTGACAATATCATGTGCTGTTCACCATTTTCTATAGCAGTCAATATAGACTCTATCCACTTAATGTGAAACTCTGGTGTTTCAAAAGGTACACCTTGTTCTGTTTCAAAATACCTATCTCTAAAATCTTTAAAATCTTCTAATGTTTTTTTTGCAACTTGTGGTACTTCCCAAGTTTTTTGTAATTCTTTTATTTCTGTATCTTCTACAAAAGCGTTGTATGCCATAGATACTGATGCGACTGATGTGTCTAGTATCTTTGCAACTTCAGACATTGTTAATTTTTTTTGTAGTATCTGCATACCTAGTTCTGATTCAACTAAATCTGTATATACTTTACCTCTGCGTTGTTGTACAGTTTTTTGACTAGGTATATTTAATTTATCGTCTTCTTGTGTCCACTCTATGCCTTTAGCTTTAGCTCTTTTCTTTTGTTGAGATATTCTATTACGACACCTAGTACTACAGTACTTACTTGATTTAGGAGGTAAAGGTCTTAAACAACCTGCAGCATAACATAATTTTTTATTTGTTGCTGCCATCACACTCTTTGTTCACGCACTTCATTTTGTCCTTTGGTTTTAATACCACCCCACACTTAGGACATGGTATGTCAATCAATTATTTTTTGTTTTTCTTTTTCTTTGGAAATCCTGCTTTCATATTTGCATATGCTTTAGGGGAAATAGTAGAGTTCTTTTTTGACCTACTTGTTCCTGCTTTTTTCCTTTTATTCATATTGTAATATAGACCTTTTTTAGCAGCCATTATTTACCAACTTTCTTTTGAGCATTTTTATGTGCTTTACTAAATGTACTACCTCTTTTTATAGAGTTAGCCATATACTGTAAATGTTTTTTTGTATGATGTTTAGAATGTTTTTTCATACTATCTTGTTGTTTTTTAGTAAGACTAGATACATCAACACCTTTTACTTTTACCATGCTTTACAACTCCAATACCTAGGTGTGGTTTTATCTGTTGCAGTATCACATTTGTGTCTAGCACGAAATGATTTTCTTGCAGCAGCATTACCTTTTCTAATTTTCATGTTAGGGTCACCGAACATAACTTTTTTAACTTTGTCGCCATCCTTAACATATACCTTAGATTTTTTACGACCATAACCTGGTTCACCCTTGCCTATTGCAGAAGGTGAATTTAAAGTTACAGACTTACCTTGGTATGTAGCCACTAGTACCCCATGGATTTACTCTTGCGTTTTGCAGAGTATCTCTTTTTTTTCTTACCTGGTTTATTAGGCATGTCATTCTCCTATTGTTGCTAAATCTTATAATAGCACAAAACTCCACCTGAGTGGAGTTCTGTTCGTACAGTATGTCCAGTACTGTTATGAAAGAATATGAAATAACAACATATCAATCCACAGACACATAGTCTATATGATTTTTAGCTATCTTTCTTATTCAATCGTTATATCCTCATATAACGAATCTAAGACTTTCTTAGATAAATATATTATATCCCCCCCCAAAAATTAATAGAAAAAAATTTTTTTATTTAAGGTTATCTACATCTCTCACATACACCATCAACTAACTCATCAGACCAGTAAGGGTGCAGACATTCGTCACAGTCTTCAGTAAATATAGATTGTGCTTTGCCTTGGGCTATCTCTGGAAATGTCATAATACTTTTTATTATAGCAAACCCTCACTTGCGTGAGGGCGTACTACACAAACAAAGAAAGGAGGGCTATGAATAAGAATTCATTATGCCTTTTCTTGATGTAACTAAGTATAACAGGTAATAAAGTTATGCAAGTAAATATATGGGGTTTCTGTGATTGTGCGTAAGCGAAAGGAGGTAACTCTTACTAAACAAAAACCCCATACTAAATACTACCACTAAAAACAAAACCTGTTATAGTGAAGACACAAGCAAAGGTTTCTTCCTGCTTTTAGAAAAGGAATCTGGACCATATACATTAAATCAAGTGGATTAGCAGGACCATGGTAACTAGGGTAACAGCCTATTACTTCACATATTTATTTGTTACTATTTTTAGTTCATTCTGGTTTTGGGAGGGAGTGACACAGGGTTAGAACCACTCTTCTTTTATATTTATAAGT